GTTTGGGGCGCGTGTGTAGAAATCTCATTGGCCGGTATGGGGTCAAAATGGTGTTTTTTTATTGTTCCATTGACATATGCGCACAATGGCCGGATGTTTTTGTAGTTCCATAATGATTTGTATTCATCAATGGTTCCGGCTGAACTTAATGGTTTGATATGATCCAACTGCCAATGATAATTTTGTTTTGCTTCACCCCTGATTCCAAATCCCCGATTGTTCCATGTCATCCATGGTTCGAACTGTGATTGAATATGATTGATCAATTCACTATGCGAACACCCAAACAAATGAAATGGCATTGCATCAATCGAATATCCTTTCTTAAATCCATTCAATGCAATTGATTTGATATTCCTTTTCAACCTGATCATTGGATCATTCATCTTGATTGCATCCCTTTTGTTTCGGGCAACCCTTTCTTTTTTCCTTTGATCATCAGTCATATTCAATGCCCGATTTCTTTTTGATTCTATTCGCGCATTCCTTCTTTCTTCTTCGCTTTTGTATTTGGTTTGCCTTGGTTGTGGCGGTCCAAACTTATTCAATCGCCATTGCTTGTGCGCTTTATAATCACATGGCCGGCATCTTGATTGATATCCCGATGGGCGATTGCTATCCTTTGCAAATGAATCAAATGATTTTAATTCTTTGCACTTACTACATTGCTTCATAACCTTGATTCCTTTCCTGACTTAACCGCATGACATGAATTGCACAATGGTTGCAAGTTATCGCGGTCGGTGAATGATCCACCCAATCGAACCGGATTGATATGATCAACCATTTGTGCGGTGGTTATGTTGTCATTGCTTCGGCATTCGCGGCACAATGGTTCGTCGCGCAATACTGATTGCCTAATGGCCCGCCATGCGGTTGTATTGTATCTTGGTTCCCGATGGCGATGCGCGGTGTGAACATTCGGTCGATGGATTTTTGATGATGGCATGATGGGCATGATGCAAAGTTATATTAAATTATTTGTAAACAATTACAACAATGATTCATTGTCACATTGCTGAATGGCTTTGAATATTTCGAATGCAACTTGTGGAACTATTGCATTGCCAAATCCTTTGATGGATTCTTGTCGCCACTTTGAAAAGGCAATTCCGTCCAGGTCGGTGGGAAGCCCATCATCTCCGCTACAAATCGGGGATTGAGTTGGGAAGTTGTCCCAGGTTGTTTTGTTGTTTTGTGGATTGTTGAAACTAAATCGTCCCCCTTCCAATTGGGTTGATTCCCCCTCGCGTTGAAATCCGATGCCGCGGGTGTTGGCAACATACCCTTCCATTCTATTGATGATTGTTCCATCATTCTCGCATTCATTTGTTCCGTCACTTGAAATATCTTTGCAATCTTTTCCCATTCCTCTATGCTTGGGTGACTGAATCCTTTGGAATCCTTTCTGAACCAATGTTCCACAGTTGATAATTTTACATTTATTAATTGTGATAATTCCTTTGCATTTGTTATGCCTCTGATCCAATTTACAAATTCCTTTTGTGGTGGTAAATTTGATCTTTTCAGCATTGGTTTGTTCGCTAATTCTTGGGCCAACTGTGGATTGCTTTTGAGATATTCCATTTGTATTGCATCCGTCAATGTCTTTTGAATTGGTTGCCCGCTTGAACGGTGTGTTGCCCCCATTAACATTTTGGCCGACCCCGTCATGTCCCCGTCTTTGCTCGAATCCATCGCGGTTGGTGTTGGTAGCATTCCAGATTCCACAACATCTCGCAACTTTACACCCCACCGCACCCCCTCCTTGTTGGTTCTGAAATAATTCCCATTCTCCATTTGAACATTGCTTACACAACCACCCTCGATGTCCGCGGTCCTTGGCGTAGGCAACAAACCATATTCGTTCCCTTCGGTGTGGCGCATTGACACCGGACGCAGGTATAACAACGGGCGCGACTTGATACCCAAGATTTTCCAACTCAACACACACCTCTTCGAATACCATGCCCCCGTTCCAACTAAGTAACCCGCGAACATTTTCGCCCACAACGAAACGCGGGGAAATTTCTCGTATTGCTCTAAGCATTTCGGGCCACAAATGGCGTTCGTCTTCTTTACCCAATCTTTTTCCCGCTGATGAATAGGGTTGGCATGGGAATCCTCCGGTGAGAATATCAATTTTGTTTGCATATTTTGTAAAATCAGTTTTTGTTATATCTTCAAATGATTCGGCCATGGGCCAATAATGTTTCAATATCTTTTGTCCAAATGGGTTCCACTCGCAATGGAATACATTATCCCATCCCATCCATTCGGCTGCCAAATCAAACCCACCAATTCCGGAAAACAATGATCCATGTTTCATCCTAATACTTCGGTGTACTTGGTTAACATCCCATCGAAGGTGACCGGAATCATTCCTGATTCGCCATGTCTATTCTTTGCCACAATCAATTCAGCATCTTCAATTGGCGGTCGGTCCCTTTCATAATAGGCCGGACGAAATGGAAACAACACCGCATCGGCATCTTGTTCGATGGCACCTGATTCCCTAAGGTCCGACAACATCGGCCGCTTATCGCTTCTTTCTTCGGGTTTCCTTGACAACTGAGCCAATATCATCACAGTGCAATTCAATTCCTTGGCCAACAACTTCAACCCCCTTGATATTTCGGCGATTTCTTGTTCCCTTGAATGGGCTTTGTTAACTCGAATCAATTGGATATAATCAATGATGATAAGGTCTAAACCATGCTTTGCCTTATGCAATTTGCATTTGCCGCGAATCATGGCCAATGATGTGTCGGCATCATCATCGATGTGGAATGTCATCGGCGGTTGTTTCATGAATGCTTCAACCACTTTCATTTCATGTTCGAACATGGTATTGTTTCGGATCCGGTGGTTTGCTATTTGACCAACCAAACTGATATATCTTTTGGCCAATTGCTCATTTGACATTTCAAGCGATAAAAACAACACCCGCCCGCCCTTTAATGCAAAGTCATGGGCAAAGGTCAATGCAATTGCAGTTTTTCCCATGCCCGGCCTACCAGCGACAACAATCAAATCGCCGGCATTATACCCGCCAATGGTTGAATCCAATTTGTTCCACCCTGATGATTTGCCGGTTAACTTTTCACCCCTCGCCATTGATTCGCGAATGGATGTCATGACACCTGATGACACCGCATTGATATCTTTCGGGTCATTGCCGACATCCACAACTGATTCATCCAATGCGGACTGCAATTTGCTTTTGATATCGAGTAACCCACCATCCCAATTGGTTGTTTGTATTTTTGTTTTTAATCCATCCAAGATATAATCATATTGTATTTCAATGATTTGTTTCCTAATATCCGCACCGGACCAAACCGATTCGCGATATTGAATCGCCTTGATGAGTTGTTTGCGGTCCAAATGCTTATTCATTGTCATCGGATCAACAACATCACCCAGCATGTACACCCTTTGCATGGATGCGATGATTGATTGGTTGTCGGCATCTTTGAACCATTTTGGATTGATCTTCGGCAAATGATGATGCAATTGTTGGTAAAACAATATTTGTCCGATTATATATTCTTCATTCTTCATTGGATTTGTATTTTTAGGGATTTGATAAATTTATCGAATTCTTCTTGGGTTACACCCTTAGGCCGATGCATGATCACTAAATTGGTTCGCTTGAATTCATCGAATTTGGAAATGATCCATGCATTGCGGGATGGCTCAATTTTATATTTCTCCATTGGCTTGGCTGATAAATAGTGAGCATTCATAATATGTCCCGATGAATATGATTTCACCGCCGGACATCACCGCAAATTTGTTGTGTTTTAATTCAGATATAAACATCATAATTTTTTGTACATTGATTCAGTTGTTGTTGTTTGTTTTTCATTATTGCTTGCTTTCCATGTCCTGATGGCGGCTTTCCAATCCTTCATCGGATTTTTGCCAACCTTCCATCCATTGGAATCATAATATGAAATGAAGCGATCGGCAATGTCCATCATTTTCAATTCGGCCATATATGATCGAACTTCATCAAAAGTTGGTTTATTGAACTTTTTTAATGGGGTTACAATATCATTATTTTCTTTACTTTTCTTTTCTTTTCTTTCCTTTACTGCATTGCCATCGCATTGCGTTCGCATTGCGTTCGCATTCGTCCACCTAATTTCAGCGCTTTTCCTTGCTTTATCGCGCTTTTCATTTATAATATTTAGTCGCTTCAATACACTATTTGAATAAAAACTATCTTCATCGATTTCGAACAAATTGAAATCCTGAATGATTGATAAAATAAAATCAATATCCGTTCGCAATTCGAATGCAATGCGTTCGCATTCCGATCGCATCAAATATCCTTCATTCTCATAAAGCATTTCGACAATGCACCAAAATGCGCCAATACCTTTCAATCCATGTTTCATCAACACAGTTTGCAATTTTCCATCATTTCGCCCATGAAGATCATGGCTAAAAAATTCTTGTTTCATTTTTGCATAAAAAAAGCCCCATCAAATTGAGTGGGTCGCATCCAAACAATTCAACAGGGCAATATTTTTTAACTTTCGGAATATGCGACATTCCAGTTAACGCCCGCAATATAATATTAATTTCTAAAATTGCAAAGGAATATATTGATTGCCATCATGCCATTCGCAAATGATTTTTCCGGTCATTGCATGCCTGATTTCTTTCATTGACTTAAAGATTGGCCCTGATTCATCATGCATAAAGACATATTTTACAACACCTTCTTTCATGAATAAATCTTCAAAAAGGGTGTAATTTATCAAATCACTGACTTTTAATTTATTCGAACCTTTGACATGGAAATAAGTCATGACATATTTTGGTTTCCTTTTATCCAGCCAAACAAAATCAGGAATGGACCTGATGAATTGGTGTGTCTTGAAAAAACCATCAATTGGATCATTCTTTTCATCAAACCCAAACCGCTGCAATTTATATCCTTTATCGGTCATATATTTCATGAATAAATCTTCCGCAATATTGGGCACTGAATTTCTTTCCTGATAACTATTATTTGCATTCATCGGTATTTATATTTAGTTGTGTTAAGACATTTTTATGCATCGCCTTGGCTGATTTGTTAAACAACAACCAATCTTCAAATGCACCGCATGCATGGATGATGGTTGAATGATCGCGGCCCATCTTTTTACCAATTTCTTTGAATGTAAAATTGAATTGTTTGCGCAAAACATAGCAATACAAATGGCGCATCATGATTGTATCACCATCGCGCATCCGACCCAATATGCGGGCCGGTGTCATCGAACCAACTTCACAAATGACTTGCAACACTCGATTCAACAAATCCATGCGGGATGCAAAGATATTTTCCTTATTGATTGCCTGATCAACATATTTTGACCGGAATACAACTTTGGGTTTGATTATTTCAGTTTTAAGGACTGCAATTTCCCTTTCATATTGTTCGCGGATCTTGATGATTTCATTTTCTAATCTTTGAATTTTACTTTTTTGTTTTATATATTCCGGGAAATAATCTTTTAATTCGGTCATCAGTTGTTTCATTGTTTAGTATTGTGTTTTTTCCATCAAAATGCACTGTTCTAAATGCCATCAGTTCAAATGGTTTGATTGTGTCCAGCGCATTCATTAATTGTTTGTTTGTGATTGTTTCTTGATCCTTGAATAATTCCGCAATCATTTCGGTTGGTGTTTTGTCTATCTTCATTTTCTTTCCTGATAAAAATATCGCATGTAATTCAAAAAGGAATCGAACATCAAATCATTCCATGAATGCCGCAATGCAACAATTTCGGTTTCCATTAATTCGACCGCTTTGTCCCGATGCTTCTTTGTGATTTCGATCAATGGCGAAATGGATGAATCTTTCTTTGCGAATGGTTCCAACATTTCCAATTGCTTATCGAAATAACTGACAAATTCATGCATGGGTGTTTTTGGCTTATTACTTCCTTTCATTTGCATCTTCTTTGCCGGTTTGATATCCAACTATGAATGCGACCAATATCATCGCGCAAATCACAAATAATTCAAGCACATCCATCATTCCAATATTCTTCTAAACTATTTGGGTGATATCCCATTGCCAGCGCAATGGCTTTGACTGTTTCCATGAATTCATGTATATCAGCGCGATGGGTTGTTTCAATGGAAATGGTTTCGCCCCAATGTTCCACAGTGATTTTGAATTTGTCATCAATGATATTCATAATTCGACCCCCTCCATTTGATAAATGCGCTTTGCATTTGCGAATCCGGCATTATATGCCATTTGATTGTCGATTTTTTCAGCCATTACCCATCTTTCAATTTCGGTTTGTGATGGCACTGAATCCGGATGGTGTAATTTCAACCATGCAATTAGGTTTTCAATTGGTGTTTTCATATTTTGTTGTTTATTGTTGCTCATTGCTCATGTAAATTTCAACTTTCAAATAATTGATTAGGAATGAGAAAACCTGATTGTCAATCCATCCGCATTTTAATGCTCTTTCTGCCCATTGCAATCGCTTTTGCATGTCGATATGCTTTGCATGATTTTCGATGCCATCAATGTCGCTTAATGCGACCCATTGCGAATAAATGTTGTTATCCATGGTGATTTGACCGGACTTCCTGATCAGGCCATCGGATTCCAATGATGACAATGAAGATGTCACCGATTGGTGTGATCCGCATTCCAATATCAATGATCGGGTTGAAATCGATGGCGCATTCTTTATTTTCCAATAAATTTCCGCGCGCATGTTTGCGATGTGACCTTCGTCGATCCCGCGAAGAAATGTCAAAATTTTAGGGGTGTTATTTTTCATCTTATAGGTTGTTATTTTTTTGCTGATTTCAACTTTAAAGTTGATTTTTCGGCCCTGACTTGCCTTTTATATAATTTATCCCATTCCCGTTTTTTGGTTTGCTTTGCTTTGAACATCGCCAATTCGGATTGTAAATTGGTGTTTTGTTCGATCAAATCATTGTGCGAATTCACCCATGTATTCAGGATGTCGCATTTTTGGTTCAATTTGCTTTTAATGTCCAGCGCATTCAATTCCGCTTCGGTGCATGCCTTTGTCAATCGAAATACTTGCTTTGTCAATCCCCTAACTTGGGCGCGACTTGCATTGTAGGCCAATGCAATCACAATGAATGACATTAAAGATACAAATGCCGCCAAATTCATCATGACCGACATCCCTTTCCTTTGTAAAATTTGTGTTGATAAATGGTTTGGGTGTATTCGTCGAATGTCGGCAAATACTTGTCCTTTTCAAACTCATAGGGTTTGGCTTCGGGCATTTGATCAATGTCCCTTGAATACTGCTTAAATTTCCACACAATAAACATCGCCGCAATGGCAATGGGTGTGATGATGATTAGGTAGATTAAATCCATAGTTGTTTTTATTTGTTGATGCAATGTTAAAAGACATTTTTACACAATGCAACATTTATTGATAAATATTTCAAATTTATGACAATTTTATGACAAAAAAAGGGGCCACCCCCTAATGATGACCCCTTCGAACAAATGAAAAACAACAAATACTGTGATGAACTCGCGCGAAATTACAAATAAAATTTGCAAACAAATGTTGCATTCTTATCTTTGCCATCCCTATGGAAAACAATGAATTAACAATCGCCCCGCAAAACACCGGTGAATCCGGACAAGTTTTCGCACCCGCGCAATTTGAACATGCGCAAAGAATCGCCAAATTATTGTCATCATCTGACCTTGTTCCCAATCAATACAAAGGGAACATCGCCAACACTATGGTGGCCCTTGAAATGGCATTTCGAATGAATGCATCGCCTTTGATGGTTATGCAAAACCTCCATATAATCCATGGTCGGCCATCTTGGGCATCATCTTTCATCATCGCATCGATTAATTCATGCGGGAAATTTGGCACCCTCCGATTCAAATCGGATGACAAATCATGTCGGGCCATTGCAACTGATCGAAGCACTGGTGAAATCATCGAAGGACCATTGGTGACAATGGAAATGGCAAAACAAGAAGGATGGATCGATAAGGCGGGTTCCAAATGGAAAACCATGCCCGAATTGATGCTGAAATATAGGGCTGCGGCCTTTTTTGGTCGCCTCTATTGCCCCGAAATCATGATGGGGTTATATAGTGCTGATGAAACCATTGATATTGTCGCAAATCAATCGAAATGATTATTTGATCAACAAATCTTTTGAATCAATAAGAGTGTATGAAAAGCGGTTGCCATGATAGGCGGCCGCTTTTTTCATTAATATCATGAATTTGTTGAAATCTTGGGTGCGCTTAAATACCTGACAACCTTCCGACCAATTGTTGACCAATGCCGAATCAACACCGGCTTTGTGAATGTTGATTCCGAAAATTCCGGTTTGGGTGTTTTGCTCATTATAAATTCCATCTTTGATATCATCGCGATATACTGTGATTGGCCCGCATTGTTTTAATGCCTCATATTTTCCCTGATGCAATCCGATGGCATGGGACCCGCGATATTGCCCCGCCTTAACCCTTGCAGTTCCCGCGCCATTGTCGGTTGTGATGGCCCATTCGCTGATCATCCAATTGTCCTTTTCTTTGTAGGCCACAACCATTTTATCGTCAAATTGATTTGTGACCCGCTGGCCGGTTGCTGAATTCCTGATGCCAATGATGTTGACATTATAGTCACCATTTTCAAAGAATTTGTGACCTAATTTGGCCATTGTCGCTTTTAATATTGCAATTGTAATCATGTCAATTTGTTTTGTAGGTATGCGCTGCAATGCGATTTGTGCAATCTCCATCGCGATATGGTTTTAATTCCAACCATCGACCGCCCAATGGTTTTGGTGGCGCACCTCTTTCGATATGCCATCCCTTTGATCCATCTTGATATTCTTCTTTGTATGCTGGTGTTCTAATCATCAGGACATCGCGCAAAACAATTGTGTCCTTTTGGGTCAACCTTTCCATTGTATATGTCATTTCCATTGATTCATGGACATGGCCCATCCAAATAGCATCGGCACCCTCAATCATTGTCATCATCCGGTTAAATTGGATTGAACCTTTTGTGACAACACCGCCCCCACCTGATCCATGAAAATATTTGATTTTGAATGGTGTTGATGACCGATCGGTCCGCCTGAATCTATAAATGACCCATCCACCATAACCGCCAATTTCAATTGATGATTTGGTGTTCGCATTTAACAAAGTGACCAACCTTTCAATCAAATCGGTTTCACAGTGTTTCAATATGCTGGTTTCATGGTTGCCATATCCGATGACCTTAATGTTCTGCGCATATGGTGCAAACCATTCGGCCGCGGTTTCAACCAAGGAATCAAGATATTTGGCATTGTTGTGTTCCGGCCTGATGTCGGATTTTGACCGGCGGCCATCATATTTCCCTTGCATTGCGCAAAACAAATCGCCATTGATCAGGATGTCATGACCTCCGGCCACCGCTTCATCCAAATGCCTTTTCAATAATTGGCGATCACAATGCGGATTGTCCCAATGCAAATCACTAATTAACAAAATGCGCCGATGCTTGAAATCGCAATTGATTTCAATGATGGCTTTTTGTTTCATAACAACTTAGTGAAAGAAGTTGGTCAGGAATTTTCCTAAAATACCGGCGATTTGTGTGATCAACATCACTTTTGGATTGTCACCAAATTGTGTTGAAACAAGTGCGGAACCAACTAATAATGCATCACCAACTTTGCGAAATTTTGCGGGTGTTGGTTTATAATAACCATTGACCCCGAATTCTGTTTTTTTTGTGTATATGCTCATGATATTGTTTTTAACCTTGACCGACATTCGGTTTCGATGATTTGTGTTTGTTAATATGCTTTGTATGACGGCGCAATTTCTTTCGCGGTTTTGCCTTGAATGTACCGGATGTTGATGCCTTAACCTTTGCCATCTATTTTGTCAATTTTTTTAGCCCAATAAATAATCGCCAAAATGCCCGATATAATACCAAGCAACCCCACACCAAAGGTAACCAAAGGTTGATATATTTGCGCAAAAGTGATGACCGCACTTGATCCGCTGATTCCGGTTGCGATTGCCGCGGTTGTGTCATTTTGAAAATGTTTCATTATTTGATTGGTTCAATGGGTTCCGGTAATTTGCAAAATTCAGATTCAGGATATTTCGCGCAAAAACTTTTCAGGTACAAACTCTCATCACCTGAAAAAGTATGCACCCCGCAAGGATTTGGATAAACCGCAAACGGCTCAAACTCAATCGGTACTTCTGCGTAAAATAGAATGTCAACCGCCCATTTGTCGCTTTGCTTTGTGCAAACGGGTTTGTCATCTTCCGTTCCCCACTCTAAACAAATAAATCCAATTTCAACAACTGCGCAATCTTTCCAAGTTGTAACGGTTTCACCGCTTGGTGTGGTTGTTGTTTGTTGTATGTCTTTTTGGAGTGTTGCCCATTCGGTAGGGGTGAACTCGTATTTATTGAATATCATTTTAGATTGTTGTTAAGGATGCAAGTTCGGCGTTTGTTAAGCGGGTTTTGAATAGAACGGCTTGGTTAACTTGTATAAGTGCGGGTGTTAAAAATTCAAAAATTGTCATTGTTACGGGTGTGAATGTTGTGGTATTTGTGCTACCAACTTGCGCCCCATTTACAAAAAATGCACTATTCCCCGACTTGTAAGCAATTGCACATTTTAACCGCCCATTTGTTGCGGGTGTTGAAAAATTAAAATTACCAACTCCTTGCACTTGCCCCCAAATATTGCCGCTTGTTTGTTGGTTTATATAAATAAAAGTTCCATAAGAAGCATCACGAATAATAATTGGATTGTCAATTGCACCCGTTACAAATTCAAAGTCACAAAACAAAACCCCCTCCGTCTGCCCAATCAACGAACTAATCCCCGTCTTGCTACAAGCATCCGCCACCCTTGTTGCACTTGCTGAGGTTGTTGGTATGTAGGAGGTGGGGTAAGATGATGCTTCATGCTGTGCGCCCCATACAAACAAACCATACCCGCTCGTTCCTGTATAATCTTTAACATTGTTACCAGTTGCAACAAAAACATAAGGCAAAGTTATACTAACGCTTGACATTGTTATTGTCATTACGCACCTGAACCACCCATTGCCATAATTTTCTATTGATGCAGTTACCCCAGAATCAACTGAACCTAAAACGCCAGTTGATAAATTATACCAAGCAAACTTTGAACTTGAGCCATCGTACAAACGAAGAGCCGCCCAACTTCTTTCTGATGCTTTCAAAAAAATTGAAAAAGTAACCGATTGCCCACCACCCGCAAAAACATCATTATTACCAACGACATGGCTGGCATTTGATGTATCTTCTTGTATTTTTTCAGCGTTTTGCGTTCCATCTGGGCTGTTTGTTGCATTCGTTGAAATTGTTACATATTCTTTTACCCAATAAGCGTTATCAAATTGTTCACTATAAAAAAAAGTATTCGTACTCTGCTTCTCCAACAACAAACTTGGACACCCGCCCCCGCCATTTTGGTAGGTTAGGCGTGGAACATTTAAGCGGTCGGTAGTGGGGAAATAGGGTTTGGCGGTTGAGCCGATGTTTAGTTGTGCGCCCCAAGCGTAAAATGAAGGTGCTGAATCTGCCCCGCCTACAAGTGTATTATTACAAAATTGCATAATTTCACTTAACGCATTGGCATTAAAAGTCCATTCAAATCTTTGCCATTGGTTTGTGTAACTAAATACACTACTCAAACCCGTTTGTCCGCTTCTAATTCCAACATTTCCAGTGCCACTAACTGACTTAATATAAACCGAAAAAGTACAAGGGAGCCCGCCCGTTATTGAATTAGAATTTATGATTTGTTGAACTCTGGCATTTGTTGAACTTGAAATTTCTACTTTGTCAGCGGTTAAAGTTCCATTGGGTGCAGTTGTGTTGTCTGCGGTTATTGTTGTGCTGGTTGTTGTCCACACACCATTAGCCAAATCCTCACTGTATAAAACCAAATTCCACGGGCAAACCTCAACCAATCCCGCGC